GGCTATTTACTACTTTGAACTTAGTACGCCCATTTAGAGGGACGGAGTTACCTCCCTCTACTTGGGCAGCACTAAGAAAAGTAGCAATCGCTTGGAACCTAGCATGGTAGTTCGCACGGTCTCTTATGGGACCGCGAATGATGACGTCTGCTATTTGCTCGCGATAACCGAAATCTAGGTCATCGTTCGCTTTTAGCTGCCAAAGAGAGGCTAATAAGTAGCCCACGGTGTCGTCATAGTAAGTCTTGCTTACCTCCACTACGTTAGGAACAGAGAAGGGCGCCGGCTGGTAACCGACACCAATCCCTTTTCTAACGCGGCTAGGGGTGGCCTCATCGAAGTTCGCGAGGAAACCACCATCTCCCAATCCTTCTGGAATCCTAAAGCGAAGTGCTTTAGGGACCGATTGGAGTAAGAGATCAAACAATGATTCGAAGGCTTTATCACATCCGTAACGGTTGTTACGTCTGTGTGCAAGCCGACGGACCGCGTTTGCTAGGCGGAAAACCGCTGGAACTGACTCCACTCTATCTTTAAGATAGATTGGTTTTACGTCAACACCTGAGAAAAAATGAGCGCCACAGCTTTCTCTAAACGGCGAGTCGAAGTGACTCTTTTTCCCGTTTAGGCGAAAACCGTAAAAACTCATCATCTCAGCGAACAGCTCGAAGCATGCACTCGGCAACACAACATCGTCGCCGTATGCACTCACTTGACTTACGCCAAGTGAGAGATACTCTGCGCAGCAAGATGCAACCGCGTAAAATATCAGTGACTCAAGTTGAAATGTGAAACCGTTCCCCATACTGGAGAACTTCTCCCACTTCACCGGGTCACCGCCTCGAGTACCAAAGTGCGATCGACATGCATCGAGTAGCAACCACCATCTAGGAGGTAAAAGACTCTCCACGACAGAAGAAGCTATCGAATCACTAGCAGAAGAGAGGTCAACAGTCGCAAGAGACGAGTCCAAAGACCCAACTCGAGCGAGCTCTTGATTTCGCGACTGGTAGCGCAGATCAATCCCACACCGTTGGAGACGCCGGCCAATCATATCGCCACAAGCTTTTTGGAACCAAAGATTGATTCCAGGCTCAATGGCAATAACTCGATTAGTCGTCGCATCCTTCGGTACAGTGATAACCTTATTACCTACTTGAAAAGACGGAAAACCCGCCTCAACAAGCTGGGTTGACCAAAGAGGATAAACAGCCTCTAAGGTCTCCCAAGGTATAAGGCTGTACAGATCACGCGTTATTCCGGTTTCACACCGGAACTTCTTGGCTGGACTGGCTTCTCTTCGCTTGATAAGCGTTGAGGCGCCAGGACCCCAGTCAGGCATAGAGAAAATCTCATCCGCAGAATAATCGCCCAAGATTCTATCAATTTTTCGAATGACTGCGTTATGCAGCCATACGGCGCGACCCTTGAATAAGGGGTCACGAGACAGGTCCCGGAATCGATTATTCGTCTGCTTGCAAAGAAGTTCAAATTCATCGAACTTCTTCATGGCGACCTCATCTAGATCATAGCCAAGGGATAACCCCTGAAACTTTGATAAAAATTTGGTTGCCGAGTAAGCAGAGCGAAGTTCTACGAGGTTACTGTAGAACTTGGGGTTGAACTCGAGTTTTGCTAACTGCTCATGCTCTGCATTTCTGTAGAGAATAAGGACAGTGAGCGCTCGGGGACAATCCAGTGCGGTTAAGAATGACTCTATTGCCGAGGACTGAACACCCTCGGGTACGCGAAAGCTCGCGATTCCTTTGTGGAATCGTCCGCCGTGCTTCTTAGAAGACATGGCTGTTCCTCGATTGAGTTAATCATGCTCAAGTGAAACTCTCTAAAGCTTATTAGGCTTTAGAACACTTGCTCGTAGTTGAGCACCGCCTGTTCGAGAGGACTCCCCGTTG